GGCACAGTCTCAACTATCACGGGATCTTCTGTTACTTATGCCGGGGGCGGCGGCGGTGGTACATATATTGGTGGGCCGGGGACTCCCGGAAGTGCTGGGTCTGGCGGCGCAACTGCTGGAGGTAACTACAATGCAACTAATGCAACCGCAAATACTGGGTCTGGTGGTGGTGGTGGCAGCGTCGATAGTTCAGGAAGCATCAATGGAACAGGCGGAAATGGCGGTTCAGGCGTAGTTATTCTTTCAATCCCAACAGCTAGTTATTCAGGAACCACGACCGGATCACCAACCGTTACTACTTCTGGATCTAACACCATCCTCAAGTTTACTGGCTCTGGCAGCTATACGGCATAGGAAATAATTAACTATGGCTCATTTCGCACAACTCAACGAAGAAAGCATTGTTTCCCAAGTGATTGTCGTTAATAACGCGACAGTTGATAACCTTCCTTTTCCTGAATCTGACCCTGTAGGCATTGCGTTTTGTCAATCTCTTTTTGGGGATGACACAACTTGGGCGCAGACTTCATACAACGCCTCTTTCAGGTATAACTATGCTGGAGTTGGATATACTTTCGATGCTACTGAGCAAGCCTTTATTCCACCAAAACCATATCCAAGCTGGCTATTGAACACGAACACCTATCAATGGGAGCCTCCAGTTCCTTATCCTGATTACGGCAAAATGTATTACTGGGATGAAATTACGCTTTCTTGGGTTTTAGTCCCTGATCCACCGCTAACTTAGCCAAGCAAGAATATGCAATTTGCACAACGGTTGATGAAATCGCAGCTATCACTATTCCTTGGCCGACTCAACACGCAGAATCTACCAGCGGGTACTGTTATAACGAGTGGGTCATTTACAGGAAACGCATCAACTGACGGGCCTTTTGTGTGGTTGAATGGATTGCCAACTGCAATGACGATCAATGGAAATGCAGTTACATTTGGAACTCAAGTAGACAAATTAGCCAATGGATTCAAAGTAAGATCATCTAGCGCAAGTTATAACGCATCCGGTACGAACACATACAGCATTACAACAACTGGCGCTGTGTTCAAATATCAAGACGCACAGCCTAATCCGTAGGAACAAACTATGTCATCACTTCTTATTGAACTCACTCTTGTTCCTCCTATTGGCGCGTATCTGGGTGATACGGCGGCTGGTGAATTTTTCTACACTGGCACTAAAACGATTGTGCCAATTTATTCAGATTCTGCATGCACAACGCTTGTCGATCAGCCGATTTTGCTTCCACAGGATGGCATCATTAGCTATTACGTTGCAGATGGATCATTGCTGTACGACATGACGGTAGCTGGCGGGAATCTTGTTCGCACAGAAACTATCGTAGACGTTGCCAATCTTCCTAACGGCATCTGGGATTTAGCTGAATCACTCTGGCAATATCCTGATCTCTGGAACGTCAACAATCCTGTAACTGTATCTACTAAGACAGCACAGAATGTAGGCCAAATGTATACAGCTAACGATCTGATTCGCGCTGCTATGCGTTTGATCCAGGTCTCAGCGGTTGATACTGATCTGACCGCTCAAGAGCTACTGGACGGTCTTGAATCGCTTAACAGAATGCTCGATTCATGGTCAGCAGATGAATTGACGCTGTATCAAGTTATCCGTGAACAATTCCCGTTAGTATCTGGACAGAATCCCTACAGCATGGGCTATGGTGGCAATTTCAACACCAGTAGGCCAATGAAGATTGTCGATGCGTATCTGATCCTTAACAATGGATCAATTCCTGTCAGCTATCCAATGCAAGTGCTTGGATATGATGACTACAATGCAGTGCGCCTCAAGACTCTCAGCACAAACTTCCCGAACTATATTTACTATCAGCCCTCTTTCCCGCTGGCTGAAATCTACATTTATCCAATCTTTGCGCCTAATGATCCATCAACGCAGGGTCCAGCTTATATCAATCTGACTAGCTGGAAACCGTTTGATATGGTGCTAGATCCAACTGCATACATGTCATTCCCTCCTGGCTACTGGGAGGCGATTGTATTCAATCTTGCAGTGCGGATAGCGGAGGAGTATCAGTTCGACATTCGCCCAACGACTGTTCAGCTTGCAACCAATGCACTCAAGCGGGTTAAGCGGCTGAATCAGCGTACTGTGACACTTCAGACTGATGTGGCGCTAATGAATACATCCCAACTACGTTATAATATATATAGTGACGGATACGGAAGATAGCCATGCCTGAGACAATGCAACTCCCAATTCTTGGCCCTGGTGTTGCAGGACGTTCTCGCGCCGTTACTGCCCAGAAACGTCAAAATCTGTTCCTTGAAATCAAGCCAGAAAAAGACAAGTCCAACCTTGTTGCTTACGGCACTCCAGGGCTAAAGTATTTTACTTCTCTTGGTGCTAGTCCTATCCGTGGCCTCTGGTGGTTTCAAGCAATCAATCGACTGTTTGCGGTTGCATATGATCAGCTTGTAGAAATCTCGCCAGATGGAAATCTAGTCAATCGCGGTACATTGCTGACAACATCAGGCACTGTATCAATGACTGACAACGGCACTCAGTTAATGATTGTCGATGGCGCGTTTGGGTATATTTTCCAGCCTACGACTGCAAGCCTTCCGTATTCGCGTTCTGGCCGCGTTGCTACGATTCAAGAGACGCTAACGACTCGCAAGACTGGTCAGGTTGTGTCGATCATTGGCGATGCTAACTTAGCATCTGGTGATTACACGGTTTCGCTCATTGAAACTAATGCGTCTGATCTTGTAACCGGCACTGAATACGTCATTGAAACTGTAGGAACGTCTGACTTTACGTTAGTCGGGGCGGCAATCAATGCAGTCGGCACGGTATTTACAGCTACTGGCACGACTACAGGTACTGGTGTTTGTACGAATGCTAATAGCTTCCATATTGGCGTTACTCCGATACTTGGCACACAAACCGGCACTTGTAAGATCGTCAACAACTTTAGACTAATCACTAGCGCATACACAGGAGTCAACTTTCCTAAAGCCACTACGGTTACGTTTTTAGATAGCTATTTCATCATCAATGTAGTCGGAACTAAGCAATTCTGGCTGTCAGCGTCTTACGATGGGTTTTCTTGGGACCCATTGCAGTATGCCAGTAAAGAAGCATATACCGATAATCTGCAAGCAGTTACTGTAGACAATGGTCAGCTGGTGTTGCTTGGCGCGATTTCAATGGAATACTGGCAAGACACTGGTGTTTATCCGTTTCCGTTACAGAGAATCGCAGGTTCTCCGTATGACGTGGGTCTAGTAGCAATCAGGTCAATTTCTCGATGTGCTGGCGAATTGATGTTTTTAGGCCGCTCTAGGCGCGGAGGTATTTCTGTGATGAGAATCCAGGACTATCGAGCAACGCCTGTATCAACGCCTGATCTTGACTATATTTTCAACAATTACGAATCGCCAGAAGATGCGATTGCTTACTCTTATCGCTTTACTGGGCATGAATTCTACGTTTTGAATTTCCAGGCGGCGGCTAAGACATGGATGTACGATGCAACGTCTGATGTATGGTCTGAGCTTACGTCTGGATCAGACACTAGGCATTATGGCCTAAGAGCTGCGCAATTTCAGAATGAAATCTTTGTCTCTGACTATCGGAATGGCAATCTCTACACTTATGACGTTGCGACCTATACAGATAATGGTGATTACATTGCTAGAGAGCTAATCACGCCTCATTTCTTTGCCGGTACGTCATTCAATAAGCTGCATATTTATCGTTTGCGCTTGGATATGGAACAAGGCACTGGCGATGCAACTAGGCTTGTGCCAACGCAAAGCGATGATTTTCTGCTTGCTGAGACTGGCGAATTGCTAACAACAGAATCAGGCCAAGATTTGATTGCTGGCGTTAGTCTTGTTGATGTTCCGATGATCTATGATCCGCAAGCGATGCTGCAAGTGAGCCGTGACGGTGGATACACATACGGCAATGAAATGTGGACAAGTTTTGGCCAAGCTGGACAATATCTAAAACGCGCAGAATGGAGACGTTTGGGTGTTAGCCGTAACTATGTGTTCAAGTTCCGCATCACTGATCCTGTCAAGGTTGTCATGATGAGTGCCGCTGCATACGCTACTGAGGCTGCAAAATAATGCCATTTCCACAGCCGCCTTTTAACTCACCGATTCAGACTGAGCCAACGATTAAAGGCATTGTAACGATCAAGGCTGTATGGCAAAACTGGCTTCAGCTTGTGCAGTCTTTTTTGGCTAATCTGACTAATTCTGGTCCAACGTCAGCAAGACCAACAAGCGATCTTTGGGTTGGTCAGCCATTCTTTGATACCACTTTGAAAGTTCCTGTCTGGTGGGACGGAAGCGCATGGGTTACTTCTGCGCCTGGCGGCGGAGTTACATCAGTCGCGGCCACGTCTCCGATCTCATCCTCTGGAGGTACGACTCCAAATATCAGCATCACTCAAGCTAATGCTACGACAAATGGCTATTTGTCTAGTGCGGATTGGACTACGTTTAATTCAAAGCTGAATAGCTCTTTAGCAATTACAAAGAACGGTTCTGCGTTTTCTCCAGCGGCAACTTCTAGGCCAGTCAGCGACATGCTTGGAGATTACGTTAGCGTTAAGGATTTTGGCGCATTAGGTGATGGATCGCATGACGATACAACTGCAATGCTTAATGCTGAAGCAGCATCAACTTCCGTCTATTGGCCTCCGGGCACTTATGTTCTTACCCAAACACCAACGCTTGGAATTTCATGGGGTTCTGGGGTTGTAATTGTCTCTGGGACACAAGGTTATCTGCATCCTTTGACTGGAACCCCTATTCAGATTTTTGCAAACGTCTTTGGATTGCCGACAAATAACTCAATTGATGCCGGTCCATCAATTCAAAGAGCAATCAATTTTGCTCAGTCAAAAAATCTTCCTTTAATCTTTAATCCAAACGGAGACTATGGGCTTCAAACTGGGCTGACAGCAAATGCAGGACGCACTGGTGGTTTTACCTATAACGTAGACATTGATTTTAATAACTGCATTCTAAGGCCATTTCCTAGCATTACAGCGCTAAAAATCAATGGTGTGTGCGCTTGGTCAAACACTTCATCTGGTGATGCGATATGCAATATCACAATTAAGAATGCGTTATTTGATGGATATGCTGCAAATTCATCATCCATAGGACTTTCAATAGGAACCCCTGGATACCAGATTCAAGCAAACACAGGATACATTTCAAATGTAGAGGTTGCTAACTGGAAGGCCGGCGGAACGCAAGCATTGATTCAATGCGTTCAAGACATTGAGTTTGAAAATTGCATATTTGCCCCACGCATTGCTCAAGCTAATGGTCAGTTTACAGGCGATTTGCAGTTTTATTCTTGTCAGATGATTCCGCAGTCATCTACTGATCGAAATATAATTGTCACGGCATACAATGGTTCCTCTGGTTCATATTCTCAGGTTCGAGGCTTAAAGTTCACTGATTGTAATTTATACGGCGCAAATGGCGCATTAACCGCGTCTGGGTACAGTCAGGTAGGAGATATTTGGTTTTACGGTTGCCAATGGGATCATACAAGCGATTCTGCTGGTTCTCTTGTTTTATCAATCTCAGCAAGCTCGTCAGGCCAAGACGCACAGATATTTAACATTTCTTTAGAAGATCCTTATTTTGTTGGATATTCTGGGAATATGATTTTTGCCGCAGCAAGCTCTGGCGGGTCAATTTATTCTTTAAGGATTATTGATCTGTATGCGAACACGGATACTATTTCGTCTACTGTATACAACTCTGTCGTTTTCTTATCCGGCGTATCTTCAGCAACCATCACAAATGCAAATATAAACGGTATTTCTGGTGCTTCCGGAAGTTCTATTATTAACATTCAATCGTCAAGTAACATTGTTGTATCAAATAACATTGCAACAAATTGCTCTAGCGTTCCTTATGGCATATCTATAGGCAACTCAAGCAATAATTACGTCATCACTGGCAACACGATGAACGTAAGCTCAACGACAGTTAATGACTACACGACAGGATCTCCGACAAGAATTATTAGAGACAATCTTGGAGGCAATGACTCTTTTGGATATGTCTCCGCTCCCGGCAGATCGTTTAACACCAATTACACGAACACAACCAACAGACACATGTACGTCACTGTCTGGGCTATTGCATCAGGCGGTACTGGATCGCTTTCGATGTGGATTGGCGGAACTACTCCAGGAACAGGAACATCACTATCTGCGGCATCTGTTCCTAATGGACAAGCATTTTATGTCAGCGGCGTATGTCCTCCAGGTATGACTTATAGAATAGAATGTGCTACACCAGGAACAACATCGGTTGGGAATTGGGTTGATATGTATTAACTTAGGAGCTATTTATGCCTCTGAAAAAAGGATCATCACAGAAAACGATTTCTAAGAACATTGCGACCGAAGTAAAGGCTAAAAAGCCGATGAAACAAGCCGCTGCGATTGCTTATTCGGAAGCCAGAAAGAGTAAGTCTAGTGCTTGCAAAAAAGGAAAATAGTTCCATTGTTCCGCATGGCGTTTTTCAGATAGAAACGCTCAAGAGCGTCATGCAGGAATCAATTAACAGGGGTCTCATGGAAGAGTATAATCCTCCTGTAGATCATTTATTTTGCAAAGGAATGTATGCTAGGCGGAATGTAGTTCCAGCCGGTATGACGATCATTACAAAGGTTCACGCCAGAGAGCATATTTGCATTGTTCTATACGGAACATGTCACATATACGATCAGGATGGCGTTAAAAGCATTGTTACTGGTCCAGATATGTTTGTAACCAAGGTTGGCACAGTCAGAGCAATTTATTGTGAGACTGAAACAAGCTGGATCAATGTGCATTGGTCAGATACGGATTCAGTGGATGAAATTGAATCACAGATTTTTGAAGAAACATATTCTGATTATCAGAGACGCTTAGAGCGTCTGGAGCATTGATATGGTAGGTGTAGCACTTGGAGCAGCAACAATAGGCGCAGTCGGATCTATGGCTGGTGCTGGCATATCTGCCGGTGCAAGTAGCGCGGCAAACGCTGCCAATCAAAAAATGATGCAACAGCTTTGGGCTATTGCTCAACAGCAGAATGCTCCTTATCAGAAGTTTGGCAAAGCTGGTATGAACATGTATCAGCAAATGCTTCCGCAATTGTTGTCACAGCAACAGTATCAGCAATTTACGCCAGAAATGTATAAGGAATCTCCGTTATATACGCCAATGGTGCGTAATTTGGCTGAATTGCAAGCTACCCCAGGCTACCAGTTTCAGCTTCAACAGGGTCAAAAACAGATAGATCAATCAGCCGCAGCGCGTGGCGGAATGTTGTCTGGAGCGCAATTGCAAGCCTCACAGCAGTTTGGTCAAAAACAAGCAGCTACTGGTTTTCAAGACGCATGGCAAAGGGCGCAAACTGCATATCAGAATGCGTTTAATACCTACAACCAACAGTACGCCAATCAGCTTGCTGGCGCTAATGCTCAGTCTAGTATGCTTGGTGATATCACAAAAATTGGATATGGAGCGGCGAATGCTCCTACGCAAACAGTTCAAGGTGTAGTGCCTAGCGCAATGTCGTCTAACACGTATGCAGGCAATCAGCAAGGAAATGCGTATGGCGTTATGGGTTCAACGCTTGGGAATTTAGGCGGATATGTGTATAACCAATTTGGAAACACATCCCCAGCTACAGGTTATAACGCAAACAATTTACCGCCCGTTTAATAGGTAAACATCATGGCTGATCCAGAAATTTGGCGTTCATTATTAGAAACTGGCAATCCTTATGTGCAACAGGAGCGGCAGCAGAAAGGTCTGATGGGCATGATGTTGCTACAGGAAAAGCAGCGTGAGATGGAGTCTTCTCAAAGATTGCGCGATCTCTATTCATCTGGACAGCCAGTAAGCACTGAAAAAGTCATGGCAATTGATCCTAAATTTGGCGCTGAAATGCAAAAAGCTGGAAATCAGGCTTATTTGCAACAGTTACAAGCTGAGAAATTGCAACGCGAAAAGGATGAATCTGACGCTAAGATTTACGCGCAACACATGGCTCCAGTGGCTCAGGCATACCAGGATGCTGTTAAATCTGGTGTTGATCCTAAAGTTGCAGAGTCTCAGTTTAGATGGGCTGTTGGGGATGCTCAGAAAAACATTCATGAACAATTCGGCATTATGCCAAAAGCTGATTTTACGCAATTTAGCCCACAAGAGATTGCGACAAGAGCGCACATGCTTGGTATTGATGTTCCTTGGATTAAAGAAATTCAAGAAGAAGAAAAGTCAAATTTAGCTATTCAGCAAGAGCGCGGCAAAAGAGCTATTCCTCCGCAAATGACTCCAGGTCAATACTATGGTGAACAACATGTAACTCCAGAAGGATATGCAGTGCGTACTCCAGGGATGGGCGGACAAGCACCTACTGGAATGTCACAGCGTCCTATGCAATCACCAGCGCAACCCCCTGTTGGTCAAGAAGATATTACTGAGCCACAATTGCAAGCATACATTGCCAGCCTTCCAGAAGGGCCTGAGAAACAGCGGTTGATGAGCGTGATTTCTCGCGGTCAATCTATGGAGCCTGGAGCGACTTCTGCGGTTGAGGTAACTCCGGACGAATTACAGCGCATTCGTACTTTCAATAAAGCTCAAGAATCTGCCGCTAAAAAGAAGGCGGAGTTGAATGTTGAAGATGAGCAAGACTCTGAAAACAAACTTTCAACCATTGCTTCAATGCCTTCAGATGAAGAATTGTTGAAATATCTCAACGACTCAACGCTTGGTAAAGGCGAAGAAATTCTTAAAGGTCCAGTTGCTTCGTTTTTCCATGTTGAAAATGAAGCACAAGCCGCCGATACGGTTCTTGGGGCACTTCAGCAAAACATCAAAAATATCGCAACAAAAGCTAAAGGCGATATGAATAAAACTGAAGTAGAAGAATTTAATGCCGCTGTAGGTGCTTTAAATAACAAGGATATTGGGCCTCAAGCCAGATTTAAAGCATATACCGTTGCAAAAAACATGGCGATCAAGAAGATTGCTTTGAAGCATCCTGCTATTGCAGCTAAGTATGGAATGGGTACGGCAACTCAAGCTGGTGGGCAACCGCAGGCTCCTACTGCAAAAACAGAGGAAGAAGCACATAAACTTGCTACAACTCTCCCGGCTGGATCTGAATTTATTGGGCCTGATGGAAAAACCTACAAGGTTAGAGGGCGTTAATCATGGAAAATTGGCGCGATTATGTAGAGCCAGCAGTAGATTGGAGGACTCTTGTAGAAGAACCAGTTCTTGCAAGAGAAGAGGCAAAAAAGATGGCCGCTGGATCTGTTAGTGAAGGAGGGAAACTTCATCTAAAAAGACAGGCCACTGGTGCACAACAGATTGGTTCAGATATTGCCAGATTGTTTTCTGGTGAAATGGGACAGCCGTATTCTCCATATCGTCAAGCTATTGAGCAAAGAAGATTAGAGCTTGAAAGAGAAACTAAAGAAGCTCCGCCATTAACTCGTATGGGTGATATTGGTGCTGGCGCTCTTGAATTTGGCATGATTCCTATGCCAATTAAAGGAGGCGCTTTGTCTCGCATGTTGTGGAATGCAACTACTGGCGCTGGTTTTGGCGCTCTTGAACCACAGGAATCTGGTTATAAACGTGCAATAGCTGCTGGAGAAGGCGGTGCTATGGGTGCGTTTCTGCCGGAAATCATGTCAAGAATTCCATCCGTAGGTGCTGGCATTCGTGGAATCGTTTCACCAGGATATGCTGGCGCAAGATACGCTGCACAAGAATTTCCAGGCATGAATCTTCCGCAGGAAGTTGGCGGACGCTGGTCTAGTGTGCCGAAAGAATCTGCATCAATTGAAACACCAGCAGGATATTTATATGCGTCTCCAGAGAATGTCGGCCCAGTCACTGAGCCATTCTTCCATTCTGGCGCAAAACCTACGGTTGGATATGTCACCAGTAGCCCAGAACTTCGTCAGCTAGAAACACTTCAGCGCCTAAAGCCTGGATCTAAGCTACAGTTTGCTGCTCGGGATCTTGAAAATCAATTGGCTGTTCAGCGTGGCGTTCAAGAAAGATCAATGACTCAAGCTGAAGAAGCTGCGGCAATGGCTCAGTTGAACGCGAAAACTGGTCCTATGCGTGAAAAAGCGTATGAAGATATTCGCACATTAGGAACACAAGAAGAAATGGCACAGCCTTTGCGCGAAGAAATCGAAAGAATTAAAACGTCAGAAGGCACTAGGGCAAATCCAAACGCAAGAAAAATTGCTATTGAAGCCGAAAAGTATGGCCTTGGCGTTGGTCATCCTGAGTTTCCAGAAGGCTATCCTGGTGGCCCGTCGCCAGAAGATCTTTATCAGGCTAGAAAGAATATTAATGACAGCCTAAAAAAGACTGGCGTTAATCTCAGCAAGCAAGACATTGCTACGCAGTCTGCTCGTGTTGAAGCTATGGCAATGAAGGAAGCTATAGATCAAGGTATGAACTTTGCCAGTGCAGGATCATGGCAAAAATATCTTGATGAATACATTAAAGGCATTGCGCCAATCACTGAAGGGAAAGCGTTTAGATCAATCCTTGACCTTGCAAGAAACGTTAAAAAGCTACCTGGTGAGGATATTCGTCCTATCACGCCTTACATGATGCGTAGAGGTGCTTCTGATTTAACGACTCAGGAAATGGGTAAAGAGACGATTGATCTTCTTACGCCACAGAACAGAAGATTTGTTAATGAAGCCGCTGATGCGCTTGATGCAATGGAAAATGCACAGATAGGCGTTAGAGGAACGTCTGGATCACCAACCGCTGAATTTGGATCACTAATTGCAAATGAAGTTGTCAATCGTGCTGCTTCTAATACTCCGGGTGGTAAATTTGCTCTGGATCTTGTGTCTATGCTTGGTCAGTCCCGTGGTTCGCGTATTCTTAATGAGGCGCTTTTAGATCCGAATAAAATGCAAGGATTGCTTAAAATGTATCATCAAGGGCAAGCGCCAACATGGTTTGGAAAGGCTGCGTCTAGGGCTGGTGCGGCTGTGCCAGAAATGTATAAACGTAAGTTTGGTGCAAAATAATGTCCAACGCATATCTCTCTCCGCTCCTTAATGACGCTCAGTTCAATGATGATTGCACGTTCCTTGCTGGCGGTCTGATTTGGTTCTACCAAGCCGGTACGTCTACTCCATTGCTTGCATATACGACTCCTGTAGCGGATACAGCATGGTCTAATCCGATTCAATTGGATCAGCGCGGCGAGACTGGTGGTGAGATTTGGCTGAAGTCTGGATCATCCTACAAGATCATTCTTGAAGGTCCGCCAGAGTACGGGCAAGCGCATGGCGTAGTCATTTCCACGTTTGACAATATCACTGGTGTCAATGATCCGGGGACGACAACTATTCAGAATTGGGTTGCGTTTACTGGAACTCCGACTTATATCAGCGCAACCAGTTTCAGCGTGACCGGCGATCAGCGCACTACGTTCTTAGAGTCTCGTAGGCTCAAAACAACGAACACTGCTGGCACAATCTACAGTACGGTTGTTTCGTCTGCCTATGCGACCGGTGTAACGACTGTCACGGTATCAAATGACTATGGCCAGGCGCTTGATTCTGGACTGTCAGCAGTCTCTTATGGCTTTGTAGAAACTGGCGCCGTTTCATCTATCCCAATAGCGGTCAATGCAGGGTCTGCTGCATCTGGTTCGCAGTATCAAATGTGGATTGACTACGATGGAACCAATCTGAAGTGGGCAAAAAATACTGATATTGCCAGTGCAACGTGGCCGATTAATGTTACTGCTGCCGCTAATGCTTCTGGTGCTACATTTTTTGCGACTGCTACCGCTGGTGGCGAAGCCGATATTGGAGCGGCGTGTCCTACCGTCAACAACGCATATCTTTATAACAAATCAACCGATTGGGGTATTTACTCAACAGATGGTGGTTTTGCTCTTAAATATGATAGATCAACAAGTAAATTCAGCTATGGCGGATTTACGTTACCAACTCCAAGCGGTGTTAATGGATATTTCAAATTGCCAAATAATTTGATAATACAATATGGATCAGGTAACGCTGCCGGTGGCGCTGGTGCTACCATTACGTTGCCAACAGCATACAGCACTACAAATTACATCATTACAACTGGCGTATATGGAACGGCGGTGACTACTCATGCTGAGGTTGTCGTTAATCCATCATCTACCACGTCATTCACTGCATATCAGACAAATAATGATGGTTTCTTTTGGATAACGGTAGGTTACTAATGTTTTCACTATCAGAAAAATCCCTCCGCAGACTAGATGGCGTTCATCCTGATCTGGTCAAGGTGGTCAAACGCGCCATTGAGATTACGCCAGTAGATTTTGTCGTTGTTGAAGGACTACGGACACAAACGCGTCAGGCATATTTGTTAGATGCTGGTAAAACTCGCACTATGAAAAGCTATCATTTGACTGGCCATGCGGTTGATCTTGCGCCGATTATTGATGGTAAGGTTTCGTGGGACTGGAAATACTTTCATCCGATGGCTGATGCCATGAAGAAAGCGGCAGAGGAATTACATGTTTCACTTACTTGGGGCGGCGATTGGAAAACTTTCCCAGATGGCCCTCACTTCCAAATTTCAAGAGACACTAAAGGATAAATCAATGAATACTTTGCTAGCTTTTTTGATTAAACAACTTGCTGATCTGACGCTTGGCTCTGATGTATTTAGCCGTATCGTGGGCGCTGTCGAACGATGGGCTGAAAAAGAAATTTCCGGTGCCGAGAAACGCAAAGGTGTTATTGATGAGCTTGAAGTGATTGGCCTTAAATTGACTGAATCACTTGCTAACTTTGGCGTAGAGCTTGCGGTACAATATATACGCACTAAGACCTAGGAGATAGTTATGAATGGTCAACTTGAAATTGCTTTGAATGAACCTAGTACCTGGCGTGGCATCTGTTATCTTTTGATTGCGCTTGGTATTCAAATCTCTCCTGATCTGCAAGGCGCTATTGTTACTGCTGGTATGTCTGTAGCTGCGGCCATTGGCATCTTTGTTAAGGACCGCAAAAATGAGTCATGACGATGATTCTTTGCGTGTCATTGACACCAGTAATAGCCTAACAAAGGAAGAACTGATTGAACTAAAGAAGCTAGCTGCCATGTCTAAAACAGCTAAGTTTCTTTTTAGCATAGTGTTCTCAGTTCTTCTTTTTATTGGATTCGATCATTTATTTGAATGGCTCAAGCATTCTAAGACCTGAGTCTACTGGTGGAATGACCGGTATGACTGGCGCAGACTGATACGAATCAATCTGATACTGATTGCCAAACTGATAAACCGTAGCTCTGTCATTGCTTGGGCTGATAATCTGCGTTTGATTGCCAAACTGGTAGGCTGTAGTGCCATCTGTGCATTGCGTGATGGTCCCGTAGTTGTAGCATGTGATTGCTGCGGCTAGGATTAGGTCTTTCATAATTTATCTCCTCTACATTGGTCTTGAAGGGTGAGACCGTGGTGCTTTTCCCGTTCAGCGATCATAGCGTCAGCTTCTTCGTAGGCCATCTTTGCAATGTCGGCGCTTGTAAGCGGATCAGGCATAGGCGTTCCATCAGCACGGTAAAGCTGTACCGGACAGGCATAAATCCCCTGCATCGCCTTGGCCGCGAAGTAATCGCGGAGGGTCATGCCGCCAGTGGCCCCTTGCCACATAGGTTGGTTGTTTATGAAATCCATTCTTTGCCCATGCGGAAACGCCGGGCCTCCATTGTTCTTACTCATCACTCCCTCCTATCCCGTGGTGCCGCTCTATAGCGCGGGCGTATTCAAGTAAATCCAACGCTTTCCAATTCAGCCCGTCCATAAACCATTGCGGGTCTACATTAAGGACATCGGATATCTCCTCCTCACTCATCGGCTTCCTTGCTGGCTCGGGTCTGGTGTAGAGGGATTGATATTTTGCGTACAGTTTCGCCACATCCCTTAATACAACCGTGTCATAGTCTGGATGCACTGAGGCTTCCTCATTCCAATAACCGTGCGCCGCAGCAGCGATTGCAGCCATTTGTATTTGATACTGCTCAATGCTTTCCAGCTTTACAG